TGGTGACCCTGTGCGGTGCCACGGGCGCGCAGATGAGCGGCGCCACGATGAGCGCGGTTGCTTCCCAGACTCCGGTTTACGGGCTCGGCGCTTTGTATGTCGGCGGGGACGGCGTCGATGAGCTGCTTTACGCGGGCATCAACGCATTCGCCGTCTGGGTGCTCGGGGCGGACGCGGAATTCGAGATTCTGGCCCCGGCATTCGACGCCGCGCAGACCTGGACCGACCCCACCGATGGATCCGGGTCGGCGATCGTCGGTGTCTCCCTGGCTGGCTCCAACCAGGGGATGCTCGTGCCCTGGCTGTCCACGGGCGGCTCGGCGCCGGTCGCCCGGCTGCTGAAGGTCAACTCGCCCACCAAGATCACCATCGGCGGCCTGGAGCCATTCAGCGCGGCTGAGCTGGCCCTGGCCACCAGCGGCGTGACTGGCCGCGACTGACCACCGGCTCTTCCCCCGGGCAAACCACAGGAAAGGGAACGCTATGTACGAACTGGCCACCACTGCACCGGCCGGGCAGCTGGCACCCACCTTGCCGGCTGGTGGCGGCTTGCGTCCCCGGGTCGCCGCGCGCAAGAGCGACGACTATGTGGCATCGATCGTCGCCAAGCGGGAAGCCAACGGGAATGTCCCGGCGACCCGCGAGGCGAAGGTCCGGAAGATGGCGCTCGTCCTTTCCGACGAGATGCACGGCTTCCGGCGCCTCGGCGTCGGAATGGTCGGGCCCATCCAGCTGAAGCTGCGCTATCAGGGCATTGTCCGCAACGTCCTGGTGGAGGACCCGGTCACGCCCGGCACCCCGGTCGAATACGACGTGTGGGATGACCTCGGCCAGGCCTACATCATGTCCGGCACCGAGGGCGAAGTCCGGATTACGCCGTTTGAGGGCAAGCGCGTGCCGGTGCGGTTCTTCCGCATCGCCTCCCGCCCGGCGATCCGCAAGGAAGACCTTTTCTATTTGCGCATCAACGCCGTCGAGCAGGCCCAGGACGAGACCAAGCAAGCCATCCTCAAGCAGGAAGACGCCCGGCTCCTGGTGATCCTGCAGGCGGCCGTGACCGACTACGCCACCCGCCCCGACCACGTGGTGACCCCCAACCACAACATCACCGAGGCGTCGGGCTACCTGACCCCGGGCTCGCTGTATTCGGCCGTGGCGATGACCGACCTGCACGAGCTGCCGTCCGCCCGGCTGCTGATCAACCCGTTCGACTTCCGCGACATGTACCGCTGGGACATCAACCAGACCGGATGGGCCTTCAAAGACAGAGTGGTCGCCGGGGAGACCATTACGTCTTTCGGCGAGTTCCAGGTGCAGCGGTCGATCATCGTGCCGCAGGCCAAGATATTCCTCACCCCCGAGCCCAACTTCCTCGGCGTGTTCCCTGTCCTTTACAGCCTGGACGTCGAGGAGAACCACAACGTCGAGGCCTTCTGGAAGGGCTGGGTCTTCGACGAAATGGTGGCGATGAATATTTTGAACCCCCGCGGGATTGCGACGATCACCAAGTCCTGATTCCTGAGCCATTCACTGGAGGTGCTCCCAGCTCTTTCCGGTGACAATCTTGGAGACCTGGGGCTGGCGAAGTCCGTAAGCGGCGGCGATTGCCTGCTGGCTCTCGCCGCCGCTGGCATACCTGGCTTTAATCTCTAGCACCTGGGCTTCAGTCAGCTTAGCCATAGCGTTCCGGGTGCCAGCACTGTCTGTGCCGTGCAGCTTCTTGTCGGCCGCGTTCACCACCGGCAGAGCCCAGCAGATGTTCTCGGGCCACCGGTTGTCGGCCGGGTTACCGTTGAGGTGCCTGCACTCCTCGCCAGCCTCGGGACGCCGGTCGAATGCCTCCAGCACGAGCACATGCACCAGGCAAGTCCGCCTGAGTTCCCCAGGGCCGCTCAAGACAACTGTCAGGTAGCCCTTGGGCATGACCCCAGGCGTGAGGTAGTTCCCGCCCCGGACGCCCGTCCTGGTCTGCCTGGGCACGCTCCAAATTCGACCCCGGTCGCTGACCTGGTACAGCTCCTCGAAGCCGGGCTCGGTCACCGGGCGCCAGCACTCCGTCATGTTGATAAGCTACCTTAGTAACTCCAAGAGAGGGGAGGGAACAACATGAGTGAGCTGCTGCCAAGTGAGCAGGTGATCGTCGCCGCGCCAATGTCGCTGGCGGGCTCGGCAGAACGCTGGTGGAAGCTGGCACGCTACCCGCACGGGGACGGCTGGATGACCGCGCTGCGGGCCCTGGTGATCATCGGCGTGCTGCTGGCCATCACCGTCAGCTGGGCCGTGGTCCTTTGCTGGTACCTGCTGTGGGGCATCTGGCTGATCCCCTACCGGATCATCCGGCGCGGCCAGCGCAGGCGCCGCCAGGCACAACTGCGCCACGGGGAGATGATGGAGGCTCTTGGCTACACCGCCCAGAAGCACTGAGCCACCCCCTCGCCGTCCCGGCGAGCCAGGGCCCCTGCCACGTGCCGGCGGGGGCCCTGGCAGCTACCCTGATCTGGCGGGTAACCGGAGCCCCGGCTGACCTGTCCGGGGCCCCGGCCGCGCTAAGCTCCCCCGCATGAGCTGCCACGGCCCGCTCTATGACCTGGTGCACGACCTGGGCTTCATCTACAACGGCAACGGGCTGAGCCTGCTGCGTGACTGGCAGGAAAGGCCGGTCATCTACCTGATCAGCATCCCGGACAAGATTTACGACCTGGAGCCATGGAAAGGCCCCCGCCGCAGCGAGGGCCCCTCCTAGTATTTCCGCTGGAACTTCTTCCGCTTGATCCCGGGCACGGCGGGCAGCAATACATGCTTGTGCCGGTTAATGCCGGTGTTGCCGTTGTAATCGGCGCGGAACCGTCCCCTGGGCTTTTCTGCCTTGTATTTGGCCTTGAGCGGGACCTCGGCCGGTCCCTCCCCGTCCACGTAGTTCACCTCCCTCCCGGCATCGCAGGACGGGTGGCGGCAGAGTGCTACACGGCGGCCTTTCACTACGCTGGCAGGGCACGCGGGCTTCGGGCACCGCGCGGAACCGACCCGGGCAGCCTACCACGATTGATAAGCTTCTTTGGTATGAGACCGATCCTCGCCATCGACGTCAACGGGGTGCTCGTCCCCGATGTCGTCATGCCCGGGAAGCCGCCCGATGGGTGGCGTGACACCTGGACCGTGCCCGGGGGCTACCCGGTCCGGTACTGCCCGGACCACGGCATCAAGCTGCAGGCGGTCGCGCGGGCAACCGGCGCCGAGCTGGTCTGGTGCACCATGTGGGAGGACGAGGCCAACACCGACCTGGCCCCGCTGGTGGGCCTGCCGCCGCTGCCGGTCGTGCCCATGGGCCCCGGCAAGATGGGCCTGCGGTTCAGTATCCCAGGCGTCACGGTCGGCATGGGCAAGGCGCGGCGGATGGCCGCCTGGGCCGGCGCCCGGCCGTTCTGCTGGCTGGAGGACGAGCCGGACGCCCCCGGGGAGCTGGCCCGTCACCCGGTGCCGCACCTGGTGATCGGCGTGGATCCGCTGGAGGGCCTGCAGGACCGGCACCTGATCCGGGCTGCCGCCTGGCTCTCTGCCCTGGCCGGTGCGGCCTGATGACAACTGACGGCTTCCCGCGTCTCGAAGAGCTGATCAGGCAGCACAGCTGGACCCCGCACTGGAAGGTCATCACCTGCGCCCCTGACGTCGAGCGGGCGCTGTCAACGATGTCGGTGAAGGCGAGGACGTCCTCGCTGCCCATCGACCCGGAAGCCGCCATAGCGGCGCTTATGGGCATCAGCGTCATCGTCAGCGAAGACAGCGCGCCCGGCACCTGGCAGCTGGTGCGCCACGACCACTGCAAGGTCGATCCGGAGAAGAACACGGTCACTCACCAGGAATGCACGATCCTGGGGAGAAGCGGTGAGTGACCGGGGCCTTTCCATCGGGGAGATGAAAGAGCAGGTCGTCACCTTCACCGACCTGGGCGGGTATCTGGGCCAGAATGTGCATGAGTCCAAAGAAGTGTGGGTGGACGTTCCGGAGCTGGAAATCCGGGTGCCGCTGCGGCAGGTGGCCGTGGCTTTCTGGGAAGGCAGGTTCGTGATGTTGCTGACGGGCGCCGAGAATGTGATCAGGGAACAATGACCCGGCGCAATGGCGTGGTGCACGTCGGGTGGCCGGACGGGTATTTCACCGACCCCGCCCGCCAGCTGGAGGTGTCCGCTGACATGACAGCCACCTGGCAGCTGTCGGGCTACCTGGTGGTCCCGGTCCCCCGCGACGGCCGCGAGCACGTCTTCAACGAGCCGTGCCAAATCTGCCGTCCGGATCCTGCGGATACGGGCTGATCGGTTGGTAAGCTTCCTTGGTAACCGACGAAGGGAGCCGACATGGCTGAGGGAACAGCGACCTGGGGCTGGCTGAAGCGCTACTGCGAGGACAACAAGGTCCCCGATGACGCGGTGCTCATGCTGGACATCAATGAGGAAGAGATGCCGGTCAAGGACATCGACACCGCTGAGGCCGAGGAGGGATTTGAGGACGAGGAGGCGGTGCCGCCGATGCTGATCTTCAAGAACGTCTACGGCTGATGCTCGATCACTGGCCCCGCCTGCCCTGGGCGTTCCCCTGGGCGCTGGCCATTTGTGAAGAGGCCTGGCGCCAGCGGGCCCTGGCCGGGATCGAGTCGGACCCGCCGCCGTATGTTTCTGCCGTGGCCACGGTCCTCGGCACAGATGCCTTCGCGCTG